ACAACCTCACGTCCGTCACCAAGAGCTGAGCCATGGGATACAAATTCAACCCATTTACAGGCAACCTCGACACGGTAGACAGCCCTAACGGCGTCTTCGAGGAAATTGATGTCAACGGCGACATCACCCTCGACGACGGTGGTTCGTTTACTACAACCCTTCAAACGGTCACTCCGACCGCCAACCGCACCATCAGCTTCCCGGATGCCACTGGCACCGTCGGATTAGTTGCAGGCTCTAGTGGGCAACTGGTCTACAACAACGCTGGGGCATACGCAGGCGTCAGCACGATGACGTTTGACGGCACCAGCGTCACCCTTGCGGGGCGTCTGATCAACAGCTACACCAGCCTGGCCTCCAGCCCCGCAAAGGTCTTCACCGGCACCTGGTTCACCGGTGGCACCAGCACCACCACCAAGCCGCACTTCCTGATTGAGCCCGCAGGGGCTACGTCCACCGCTTGGTCCACCAGTGGCACCGGTCTTGGCGTTAATGCGGCAAGTGGGTTTACGGGGAACCTGCTGGATCTGCAGGTGAATGGGTCGAGTCAAGCGAGATTCACAAAGGACGGAAGTATACAGTTTCCAACTAGTTCAACTGTCACGGTATCAGCGGCAGGCGTAGGCAACTGGGCCGGAACACTTGGACTATTTGGAAACGGTGGCAGTCTTTCAGCGACGGTAGGCTCTAGTGCTATTAACTTAAGCTCCACTGTTAGTTTTGAGTGGAATAACGACACGCGCCTATTCCGCGACGCCGCCAACACCCTCGCCCAACGCAACGGCACAAACGCCCAAACCTTCCGCGTCTACAACACCTTCACCAGCGGCACCAACTACGAGCTGGGCAAACTGGAGTGGTCATCCAACGTCTTCCGCATTGGCACTGAGAAGGGTTCCGGTGGTGGTACGGCTCGCACCGTTGAGGTTCACACCGATTCGATTTCAAGGCTGGCGCTGGATACCACCGGCTCGGTTCGTGTTGTCACCGCTCTAACTGTTGCCACCCTGCCCGGCACTCCTGCTGTCGGAATGATTGCTCGCGTCACTGACGCAACTGCCCCTGCCGTGGGCTCTACCGTGACTGGTGGTGGCGCTGCCGCTGCCCTCGTTTGGTACAACGGCGCTAACTGGTCCGTAATCGGAGTTTGATCACTATGGATTTCACTATCACAATCGACGACACGCTCGTCCCCGGCATCATTGCTACCGCCAATCTTGAGGGCAAAGACCCTGAGGACGTGGTTGCTGAGTACGCCCAGGCTGTGGCCAATAAGGCGTGCCAAGACCTCAAGGTCGGCCCGTACTACACCGGCCCCATTCCGCCACAGTTCAATGCTGACGGTTCCCCTTATGTGGCACCCCCACTAGACAACGACTCTAATCCGCCGGTGGTTGAGGAGGGCGTATGACGCTGATCGCGCGGCCTGGGTTTCAGTTCGACACCGACGCTTCGACCTACATCGAGGCTGTTGAGGTCGCTGATGCCCAGGCCCTAGAGACGGCCACCCGGTACGCCATCAATGATTTTGTCATCGGCTGCAAGCAGGATGGCATCTGGTCAGCTATTAAGGCGAGCTGCATCCTGGCTGGGGCTAGGACACTGAGTGGGGCGTTGGTTCCGTTGGTGGGGACTGCTCCAACCAATGTCAACTTTGTCTCTGGTGACTACAACCGAGAGACGGGGCTCGTGGGAGATGGCAGTACTAAGTATTTGAATAGCGGTCGAGCTAATAATGCCGATCCGCAAAACAATAATCACAATGCTTTGTATGCTTCAACCGCTAACAGTTCTGATCCGGCCATTCTTATGGGAGATGGCACTAGCGCGACTGCAGGTAAGAATAGAATTGTATTTGCGTCTACAGGCGGTGTCAATTTACATTTTGATTCACGAACTGCTGCAAACGCCAGTGCCACAACCGTTTTCGCCACGAACACCACGGGCTTCATGGGTCACTCCCGCAGCACATCAGCTACGACTTCATTTCGTGTTGCAGGCAATACAACTTCCTATTCAATAGCATCGGTTGCACCAACAGCGACCAACGTTCATGTATTTTCCAGAGAACTTGGCGGTATTCCAACCAACGCCCGCCTAGCCTTCTACAGCATCGGCGAATCCCTAAACCTCGCCGCCCTTGACGCCCGCGTCACAGCACTCATCACCGCATTTGGAGTAGCAATACCATGACCGAAACCTATAACACTACGAGGTGTCAGCCATGAGCCCGATTTATGTGCCGGGGAAGGTGGTGCTGGCGCAGACATACGTTGGCATTGATGACCCCGATGCTGCTGCCTACATCACGGCAGTCGAAACGGCAGATGGGCAGAGCCTAGAAACTGCCGTCAAAGTTGCGATCCATAGCTTCGTGAAGGGCTGCAAGGCAGACGGGATTTGGCCTGCGATTAAGGCGAGCTGCATCCTTGCTGGCGCCCGTACGTTGGCTGGTGCGCTAGTGCCGTTAGTGGGGACTGCGCCGACGAACGTAAGCTTTGTTTCTGGTGACTACAACCGGAAGACGGGGCTGATAGGGGATGGGAGCACGAAGTATCTCAATAGCAACAGGAATAATAATACTGATCCGCAGAACAGCCGGCATCTGGCATTAAATTTAAGCAACGCCGGATCAGGAAGCGCTTCACTTTTAATGGGTTGCGGCACAGGCTCAGACGTTGGCAGGTCCGCAATCGCGCGTGTTTACTTACCCGGTCCTGGCGACGGGGACTTTTTTAGGCTTGCTAACTCAACTGGGTCCTCTACAAGCGGCAATCCAGTTGGGTTTTTGGGCTCCACACGCAACGAACCTGGTACTTTTGTCGCAAGAAGCGCAGGTGCAAATACTACGTTTAGTCAAAGCTCTGAAGCTCTGCAAAATGAAAACATCGGAGTGTTTGCCCGTACAACTGGGGCAGGCTTCGCAAACGTGCGTGCAAACTTCTACTCCATCGGGGAATCACTAAACCTTGCTCTCCTAGATGCCCGAGTCACCGACCTAATCAACGCCTTCGCGGCGGCTATCCCATGACCTACATCGAAGACACTGCCACTAATCACCCCTGGAGGATGGTGCCATGAGTTGGGTTATTACAGGGTCCGAGAAGACGCCGGTTGATCTTTACCGGAGCCAGGTCAGCCTTCTGCTTCATGGGGATGGGGCCAACGGGTCAACGACGATCACGGATAGCAGCCCTACGCCTAAGACGGTGACCGCAGCTGGTAATGCTCAGATTTCTACGGCCCAGTCAAAGTTTGGTGGGGCCAGTATTGCGTTTGATGGGACTGGGGATGTTCTTACGATTCCAGACAATTCAGTATTTGATTTTGGATCTGGTAACTTTACTATTGAGGGTTGGATTTACCAAGCCACTCCAACTACTGGGCTTCGCTTGCTATATGCAAAGCGCACTATTCCTAGTCCTGGTATATCTAACGTGGCTGTTGCTGTTAACGGCGGCACTATGACCGCTTGGGCTGCCTCTGGCACGGCAAGTTGGGACATTGTAAATGGCGTCACTTTTGGCGCGGCAACTACAAACACCTGGACCCACTTTGCCGTAGTTCGCAACGGGACTGCTTTTACTGGCTACCTAGGAGGAGTAGGGACATCTTTAGGCACTTCAAGCGCAACAATCATAAACACTGCAAGTTCAGTAAGCATTGGTGGGGACACTGACGGAACCAGCGCATTTGCTGGCTACATAGACGATCTCCGCATCACCAAAGGCGTCGCCCGTTACACCGCCAACTTCACCCCGCCCACCGCGCCGTTTCCGGACATCTGACCCTGCCCTCGTAGTGTCCCCGACTTGTCAGCGCCTTCTGTGCTATTAGTGGGGTGGGCCAGCGCAGCGTCAACTGCCTGGCCCGTGACCAGATCCACCATTACTGGACCCGATGACGCAAGCTTATGCGGCAGGCCCTGACCTGCCGACCCTTCACGACGCCTGGTGCATGTTCCTGCAAGAGCGCAGTATCTCGCTCTCGCCTACCAGCCTTTGCACCGACTACGCCCAAGTGACCAAATGGCTGGGTCGCTGCCCAGTGCAAGACCTAAGGCAAGGCCGCCAAGTGCTGCTTTGGGTGCTAAGTCAGCAGCCGGTCAAAGCCGCTAGACGCGTGACCATGTTCGTGCGCTCCATGTACCGCTGGGCTGCAGCCGAGGATGTTGCCCTACTGGAGCGCAATCCCGTCGCCAATTTCAGGATGCCTAAGGCACCCCAAAAGGATCACGAAGTTACCGTCATCCCAAGGGACGAGATCCAGTTGGTGCTGATCGCACTTGAGTCCAAGCGTCACCACTCTGCAGTCAACTGGGCCAATTTTGCTGAGTTCATGCTGCAGACCGCCATGAGAACCGGCGAAGTCCGCGCTCTCAAGTGGACCGATCTGGATGGCGACCGCATCTTGGTGCATAGCAACTACACCCTGACTCATGGCCACAAGCCAAGCACAAAAACAAATAAACAGCGCTGGGTGCCGCTTAATTCCAGAGCCAAGGAACTGCTTGAGACACAATCCCGCAACAGCGATTACATCTTCCCGTGGAATCGCTACGCCTTCCAGAGTTTTTTCCGTAACCGGGTAGACGAGCTACATAACGCGGGCTTGGTAAAAGCCAGATACCGCCCCTACGACCTGCGCCATGTGGCAATCAGCCGCTGGCTAGAAGCTGGTATTCCAGTTGCCCAAGCTGCAAACTGGGCCGGCAACACGAGCGAAGTGATCTGGAAGCACTACGCAAACAACACCCAAGAGTACGAAGTCCCCGTGCTGTGAGTCTGCGCACAGTCATGTTGCTGCCGGGTGCTGTGCCAACAGTCCCGGCTTTTTTAACTGCTAAAGTACAAGGGTCTAAGTAGTACACCTGTGTCCGAAGAACAGCAAGCACCAGCGGTTCCCGTGGAACCCGTTGCTCCCCAGCCTGTGGCTGAAAGCTCCGACCTGGCCGCTCAACTGGAAGCCGTCAAGGCCAA